AAAAATATATTTATCAAGGACATTGCTATTATAGTTACATTTCCATTTACAGTCACGATAGAGTCGGTTGGAAAATTGTTGAAAGTATCTGACGATTCCAAGATTTCAGAGATGATGATGTATATTTAATTATATAGGTATATCACATGGTCAAACAAACTAGACGTCGTAGAACAAAAAATAACAAGAAAAATACAATGCGTGGAGGGTTTGATGGTGTAAAATTTGGGCGAAATTTAGGGAGGGCAGTCACATCTGCAGCAAGTACTGGAACCGGCCGGTTTAACCAGATGACTACTATAGTGAATAATATGACCGTAGACGGTTTTAGACGATTTAAGCGTGACATGGTAGCAACATCTGGTGAACGTATTAATAACCCTAAATGGGTAAAGTTGGACTTAAATTTAATGACTGGACCCAATACGTCTAAAGAATTGTTTGAAGCCGATGCTACATTAAAGAAAGACGCACAGACGGAGCCAATGCCAGCGTCAGTTCCATTACCACAAGCAGCATCACCATCAGTAGCATCACAATCATCACCACCACAAGCAGCAGCATCACTAGCATCACCACCACAAGCAGCATCACTAGCATCACCACCACAAGCAGCAGCATCACCACTAGCATCATCACAAGCATCACCACTAGCATCAGATCATTCACTTACTATATAAATAAACGTTTAATGTTTACGCTTACGACGTACAGTTTTATTTCGGCGCACACTACCAAATTTTCCCTTTTTAGTAAAATAACCAGCTTTTTCAAGCCGTTTATCTTTTTTGGCACTGTTATGTTTACACCTTGATCTCCATCGTCCATCTTTGGTATGAATCAATTTAGACTTTGTTAGATTACCAACTGTTTTATAAGCAGTTTCATTACCAACTTGGCAACGACTTCCTACAAGAAGAGGGTACGTTTTTCCGCACAAGTGGTATAGCCCATCATCTTTCTTTGTGTGGCGCATATAGTGTACTTATATTAAAAATTTGCTCGTTGATGTTGTAGTAATGGTGGTAATACAGGTATGTATACATTTGTAGGCGGAATAAAAGATACAGTTTTCAATTGTGTAAAAGATGCCTTAACTGGTTGTTCGGGATATATATAATTATTTGATCCAATACCATGTAAAAAGGATTCAATATCAACAGCATTTGTAGATAAAGCACTATTTGGTAATCGTTGTACATTTATTCCTGAACAAGGATAAGCAGGTTCTAGAATTGTTCGAGTAGATTGTATCCATTCAGCATGTTTCTCTAAATCATTATGATACGCACTAAACTCTCCACGAGTTTGTTTATTTCGTGTTCCAGCCATTATAGTTTATTAAACATATATAAATATATAAATGTTAATATAATACATGACCTTTGAAATTCGAGATTCAGATCGAGGACAACGGGTTCGGCGGTTTAGATTAACATCAGTTGAACTAGACCAAACCTTGGATGTATGTATTGGAATTAAATACGTGCATGAAGGTGCCGATGGACAAATGGACCGATATAATGTATATCGAGTGGAAGATGGAGCTGTAGGAAATGGTATTGGTTATTATGAATTACCAGTAGATAGTATTGCACTAGATGCTGATGGAGATTTTAATATTCAAAAAATTGGAGAACCAACTTGGACTATTTCAAAAAAGACGATTGTAATACCAAGCATAGTACCACCAAGCATTCCCCCTAAAGTATCAAAGGGAGATTTTACTATTATCAACACTAAACCCGATGGAAATTGTTTCTTTGAAACTATTATTCGTGCACTTGATGAAACGACTACAGACTTGCCAAATAGAATAATCGCATTTCGTGCTGACTTGGCAAATTATATTCGTACAAATGAACAATTTCATGACATGATTATTGCTCGACACAAACTATATGAAGATTCTCGCGACACTGATGACACGTTGAGATCTAATCCACATTATGTCAAGTACTGGAATATGTGTTTGAATGATGACCAAGCCATTAAATCACGTATGAGTGAGACTAAAATTGATGACGCGGATATGGATCGTTGCTTCGATGCAGCCCGTAAAGAAGCTATTAAAAACGAACGCACAAATCAAGATTTTTCGATTGACAAATTTAAACGAGGAAATGAAGTAGAAAAGTCGAATGCTGACAGTATTAAACACGAAATAGGGGAGTATTACATTGATCAAGACGATCCATCATCTCATTTGAAAACCCGCGATGTTATTTTAGCCACATTTACAGATAAATTGGAAAATACCAAGATTTGGGCAAACGATATAATTTATTATATTGTCGAAGAAAAATATAACGTAAAAATAGTGCCCTTTATAATTGGACATGAAGATCGATTGACAAGTCGGCTTGAAGATTTAAATCCAGTAAATATGAGTGATTTTGGTAAAGTAAAGTTAGATGGTCAATTTATATTGACAGACTACTCTCCAAATATACATTATAACTTGATTCAATACAAGGATAAGACCATGTTCAAGTTGAATGATTTACCAAAGCCACTTGTAGATAAGATGATGAAGCATTCAAGCTTTGATCAATTGACAAGTGAACCATCACCAGTTGTAGATGATCCAGCACCAGTTGTAGAACCAGTAGTAGATACTCCAGCACCAGTAGTAGATACTCCAGCACCAGTTGTAGATGATCCGGTACCAGTAGTAGATGCAAAAATAGTTTTTCCAGATGGATTTGATGAGTTTACAATTCCAAAATTAAAAGAATTTGCATCAGCAAATGACATTAAAATTAAATCATCTGTAACAAAAAAGGCCGACCTAATTGATTGTATTAGACACCCAGACCAAGAAAAATGTCGCCCAAAATCCAAAAGTAAACGTGTTGAAACTAACAAGACTCGACGCAGCCATTTACCTTAATAACATTTTCGACAAACTGCAACATATGTATCATGTGGTCCATATTGTTCAGAGTTTTTTGTTAGTCGTTTTGAAAAGGAAGCATTTGATCCACAAGAACACTTTGCATATAATTTTGTAAATGTATCACAATGTGGAATTAAATCCAGTATTTCACCAAATGAATTTTGTTTAAAATCTCCATCTAATCCATAAATCAGCACTGTTTTACCCAGCAAGACATTTTTTAAAGTAAATGTCTTTAGTTTTTCGAAAAATTGTGCCTCGTTGATTAATATTGTATCTACCCTGAGAGTACTCAGGCTAGATAGTGTACCAGTCCGTATACAATTGACGGTAGTATTGTCATGACTTGATAATGTTCCAGCATAAGGAAGTTTATCCTTTTCATAATCAACTACAAGAGTAACTCCAGATGTTGGAATATCATTAATCAATTTAGTTGTTTTACCAGCGTACATACAACCAGTTGTAATGCTCAACATGTTATAAATATATTATTAACTTTAAATTTCATTTTTAATTATATTACATTCCAAATTGAGAAAAATCATTTAAAACTGGAACTGGTAATTGTCCCATTACAGCATAATTTGGCACTTTTTTACATTTAAACGATGGCTCTGGGCAACGACCACATGGTTGACATGGTTCTGGTTTTGGACACGTAGTATTGTCCGCAGATGCAGTAGAACCAACTGGAGCTAAAAACACTGAACTGGTTGTTGATGGATAAACTGGAGTAGCTGGTTGAGCAGTTGTTTGATTATACGACGCACAATTACTTCCATATGGATCGGTTAATGGAGTTATGCCATCAGGACACTTTGGACAATTTGTACCAGTAGCATCAAGCATATAGGTTGTATTGTCACCACACAACCCATAAGACGTGGTATTTACCTGTGTGCAGTTACTTCCACCTTGATCCACTTTTAATGTAGTGCCATCACCACATAAACCAAACGATACTGGTGTACAATTACTTCCACCTTGATCTATTTTGGGCGTTACACCATCACCACATAGACCATAGGTTGGAGCATTTACTGGTGCACAATTACTTCCACTTTCATCTAGTTTGGGCGTTACACCGTCTTCACAGTTACCAAATGTTACCGGCGTACAATTACTTCCACTTTCATCTAGTTTGGGCGTTACACCGTCTTCACAGTTACCAAATGTTACCGGCGTACAATTACTTCCACTTTCATCTAGTTTGGGCGTGGTACCATCACCACATAGGCCATAGGTTGGAGCATTTACTGGTGCACAATTACTTCCACTTTCATCTACCTTGAGCGTGGTACCATCACCACATAGGCCATAGGTTGGAGCATTTACTGGTGCACAATTACTTCCACTTTCGTCGACTTTGGCTGTAACACCATCATCGCACTTGCCATAAGTACAATTGCTTCCAGAGGAATCTACCATAACTGTAACACCATCACCGCATAGGCCATAGGTTGGTGCATTTACTGGTGCACAATTACTTCCACTTTCGTCGACTTTGGCTGTAACACCATCATCGCAGAGACCAAATGTCACTGGAGTACAATTACTGCCTTCAGCATTTATTTTAAGCGTAACACCATCATCACACATGCCGTAGGTCACTGGAGTACAATTACTGCCTTCTGAATCAATCTTGGCAGTAGTTAAATCGGAACAACAACCGTAGGCTGATGTAGAACAGTCAGACAGTAAACAATTACTACCCGTTGAATCAGCTGGAATTGATAAATCGCCTGTAGTACAACAACCAAATCTTGTACTTGAACATCCACCAACTTGTTTTTGAGAAGAAATGGCATTGGTAACACTATCTACAATTGTACCTTTTGCTGGTAGAGTTGGATACTCACTGCTAGAAGAAGACGTTTTCTGATTTGGAACTGGTGCATTTTTTATATTGACTTCATTTGACATTGGTTCAACGGTTTTCGAAAATACACCATGAGAAGCATTTGCGTCAATGTAATATTCTGCTGGTGTCGAGTATTTATTTTTATTTTTCTTGAACAACATTTCGGGAATTATCATTGATGAATGGCCTAAACTCATATACAATAAGATTACCAGAAACACAATCCAAATAATAATTAGATTCATACTTTATAATTTATATTAAAATTGATCGGTACGGTTATTCATTTTAATCCATTCATGAAGATTTTAGTGTTTGATACTGAAACATCTGGCATTGTCGATGCAAAAAAAGACATTATATCAGACAACACTATACACGACCTTCCTTATATTGTCCAATTTAGTTTTATGCTGTTTGATACAGATACGTTTAAATATACTGAATTCGACTATGTTATTAAATGTCCAATAAATATACCTCTAAGTGCAGTAAATATTCATGGAATTACAGATGATATATCAAGAGTACGTGGATTCGAGTTTAAAGATGTACTAGATATTTTCAATATTTGTATGAATCAATGTGATTTACTCATTGCGCACAATGTTGAATTTGATGTAACAATGTTACAAATAGAATGTTTCAGACTAGATTGTACATTTAATATAACAAAACCAATTTATTGTACCATGAAAAGTACAACTGCACTATGTAGAATACCACAGCTACATGGTAGAGGAGGCATCAAGTGGCCAAGACTAAGTGAACTACATGAATATTTATTCCACGAACAGGCTAATAATTTACATGACTCTATGATAGATGTGATTATCTGTTTACGGTGCTACATAAAATTAATGACAGATAAGGATGTATGTATACGCATTAAAAAATTACGTGCTAGGTTTTAATTAAAATTGATTATTTTTTTTACAAGTATTAAAGTATTACATGCAATTTCGTATATTCGATTTTCAAGTCACCTCTAGAGATGAAATTATGGAGGATGACTCTTATGTAGGTGATACTAAAAAATTTATAATTCAAATGTTTGGTATAAACGAACTTGGAGAAACCTTTTCAGTTGAAGTTACCGATTTTAAACCATACTTCTACTGTTTGTTACCACCTACATTTACAATTGCAAATAAGAATGAATTTATAAAACATATAAAGTGTTGCATAGGTCCATACCATTCTGGTTCTATCCTTGAATGCCCACTACTTAACCGTAAAAAAATGGATGGCTTTGATGGTGAAATAGAACATAAATTTGTATGTCTAAAGTTTCGTGGTCTATCGGCATTTTACAAGACTAGAAACTTGTGGTTTAACGAAACTATAACGTCTGATAAAAAAACCGCATATGTGCTTAAATCTGGTGGGTTCATGTACAGGGGACAACCCATAAAAATATATGAATCTAATATTCCTCCGCTACTTCGGTATTTTCATATTAAAAACATTAGTCCATCAGGGTGGATCAAAGTACAAAATTATGAGCCAATCGACGTAAAAACTACTACTTGTACATACGAAGCTAGTGCAAGTGTTAAAGATATAGTAGCTTTACCAGATAAACAAACAGCTGTTCCCTATAGCATTTGTAGTTTTGATATTGAAGCTAGTAGTAGTCACGGTGATTTTCCAGTACCCATCAAAGACTATAAAAAATTAGCCGAAAACATGATTGATGAATTAGATGCTGTCACAATAAACAGAGAAGACACTTGTATTAGATGTGTCCGTGCCGCATTTGGATATGATACACTTCATCACATTGACATTGTCTATCCAAAGAAACCCATATCACTTGAAGATCTTGAAAAGCGTATAAAAACGTGGTTAGACTCGACACCACCCAATACGGTTTATGATGATAGTGAAGAAGATGCTGCATCACTTGTATCAAAAACCGTGCGAGAAATGACACTTGATGCTCTAAATGTAAATGCACTTCGTACATCGTTAAATAGATCATTTCCACCTTTGGAAGGTGACAAGGTTACCTTTATAGGTAGTACATTTGTTAAAAGTGGAACTCCTAAACCATATCTAAACCATTGTATTGTATTGGGTGGTTGTAGTCCTGTAGAAAACATTGAAATACAATGTTGTCAGACAGAAAAAGAAGTATTACTTGCCTGGACAGATATTATTCAAAAAGAAGATCCAGACATAATCATGGGATATAATATATTTGGTTTTGATGAAAAATTCTTATTTGATAGAGCAGAGCAGACGGGTTGTTCAAGAGCATTTTTAAACTTGACGCGTAATGTTAATGTACTGTCAGGAAAGCAAGTTAGTGGAGAATGGGCCATTGAACAAAAGTCAGTATTTTTAGCAAGTGGAGAGTATAATTTAAACTATTTTAAAATGGATGGAAGACTTCATTTGGATTTGTACCAAGTCTTTCGCCGAGACTATATATTTGATTCATACAAACTAGATTCAGTATCTGCACAATTAATTGGAGATATAGTAACAAAAATTGACATTGTGAATTCTTCTACTCGCATTTATTCAAAAAATACAAAAGGATTAGAACGTGGCAACTATGTTGTATTTGAAGAAATATCACATTCGTCTGATTTGTATAGAGGTGGACAAAAGTTTAGAGTTGTAGAAGTCTGTACAACTTATTTTACGATTCAGTCTATTGTGTCTCCAAACATGAATAAATGTAAAATTAAATGGTGTCTGTCCAAGGACGATGTTGACCATCATGCAATTTTTAGACTGGCCAATGGTTCAGACGATGACCGCGCCATTGTTGCCGCATACTGTGTACAAGATTGCAATCTTGTACATCATTTACTCCAAAAGACTGACATGATGACTGGGTATATTGAAATGTCTTCTATTTGTAGTGTTCCTATCGATTTCCTCATTATGCGCGGGCAAGGCATAAAGCTGACTAGTGTTATTGCAAAACAATGTCGTGTGCGTCAAACACTAATGCCAGTGCTACAGGTAAAAGAATTTGACGATGGGTATGAGGGAGCTATTGTTTTAGATCCAAAATGTAATATTTATCCAGATGACCCAGTTGCAGTGTTAGACTTCAAGTCTTTGTATCCATCAGGTATGGTATCTGAAAATCTTTGTAAAAGTAGTTTGGTGTGGACACGCGAGTTTATGCTTAACGGACAGTTGATACGTGAGACGGGTCGAAAATTAAACAATCAGTTTGTATACGATAATCTACCTACTTATACATATATTAATTGTCAGTACGATACATTTAAATATATCCGCAAGACGCCAAAAGCTAAAGCGATTAAAACCAAGTGTGGGTATAAAATATGTCGATTCGCTCAATTTCCAGTGGGACGTGCAATATTACCATCTGTTCTTGTGGATTTGTTGCATGCTCGTAGCACGACTAGAAAGCTCATTGCTACCGAGCCAGATGACTTTATGAGAAATATTCTTGACAAGCGACAAAATGCTTATAAACTAACAGCCAATTCTTTATATGGTCAATGTGGTGCCAGAACAAGTACTTTTTACGACAAGGATGTAGCAGCATCATGTACATCAACTGGACGCAAGTTATTAATTTATGCAAAATCAGTCATAGAGGCGGTTTATAATAACCGAATATGTGAAACTAGTATTGGGCCAGTTCAGACAACGGCCGAGTACATTTATGGAGATACTGATTCGGTATTCTTTAAATTAATCATGGTAAAAGATGGAATAACACTAAAGGGAAAAGATGCATTAGGACCAACAATAGAGTTAGCAAAAGAAGCTGGGCAATTAGCGACACAATTTTTAAAGTATCCACATGAACTTGAGTACGAAAAAACATTTTATCCATTTATATTATTGTCAAAAAAGCGTTACATGGGCATGTTATATGAAAATGATACTACGTCTTGTTATAGAAAATGTATGGGTATAGTTTTGAAACGTCGCGATAATGCTCCAATCGTAAAAGACGTGTATGGAGGTATGATGGATATATTAATGAAAAGTGGAGATGCTACACAAGCAATTACCTATATAAAAAACTATTTTAATGACATTATTAATGGAAAAGTATCACTAGATAAATTAATCATTACAAAAGCGTTACGGTCAGGATACAAGAAGCCAAAGTCGATTGCACACAAAGTGTTGGCTGACCGTGTTGGATATCGACAGCCAGGCAATAAACCACGTCCTGGAGATCGCATTAGATTTGCTTTTGTTAAAACTGGTATAAAAAAACAATTACAAGGTGAAAAAATTGAGACTCCTGAATTCATTCGCGAACAAAACCTTGAACCAGATTATGACCACTATATTACAAATCAACTACTGAAACCAATCCAACAAGTAATTGAGCTTGTATTGGATTCTCTCCCAGAATTCCAACCGCGTAGGGATGCTCTTGATGAAAAGTTGGCCACTCTAAAAGAAACTCTAACAGAAGATGCTTACATGAAGAAACGTGAATTATTGCGGTTTAAAGAAGTGCAACAAATTCTAATGTCATGAGTATGTCAAAGGAAGAATATCGCACAATATGCAAATCTCTTATACCAGCAAGTAGACGTGTTTCACTACCAGATATACCAGCAGGTCACCAAGAACGAGAAGCAGTATTAATTGAATTTCGTCCATTACCACATTTAGAATTTATAATTCGTAATACTATTTATAAATGTGGGTATGATTGGTCTCACACTATTTTTTGTGGTCACAATAATTATGAATTTATACAATCTATATGTACATTAATTTCAAAAAACATACGTGTGATTTGTCTAAATGTCGGACATGTATCAAGAAATGAATATAACAATTTATTATGTGTAACATATTTTTGGGAAAAGTCAATACATGGAGAGCATGTATTAATTTACCAAGAAGATTCTTGTCTGTTCAAGAGAGATATAAATACATATCTCAATTTTGATTATATTGGTGCTCCGTATGGATTTATTAAGAATATTAAATATGTTGGTAATGGTGGATTTAGTCTACGATCAAGATCGTGCATGTTGGCAGTGCTACGCATTCAAAAATTACACAAATTTAAAACTCCATCCCATATTATACAACCTCGAGACATGCAATTTTGTCCAGAGGATGTTTTTTATGCAACAAATATGAGGCTTCATAACATTGGGCGTATTGCTCCTTGGGAAATAGCGCGTAGATTTGCTACTGAAGCAGTACCAAATTTAGATGCGACCGGAGGACATCAATTTTGGATTGGAAACCCTACATGGAAACAACTAGTATATAATTCATATTCGTTTGAAAAAGAATTAAAATAAAAAAACCAAAAAAAAGACTTGATATAAAACATACTAATTAATACATGAAGATTGCAATGTTATTATATCCTGTCTCAATTTTTTGTGTGATGGGATTTATCGGTGCATTGCTATGTTGTAATGTAATTATTTTAGGGAGTTTATGTGTGTTTTCCAGTTTACATTGTATTACCATTAAACCAATACTAACCATTGTGGATCATTACATAAATACAGTATTCAGGAAACAAATTAAACGAGTGCGCCATAATATACGTAAATCGTTTATTGTTTCTGGAAACATGACAAATAAAAAACAAGCCATTTATATTTTACATCCACACGGAATGTATTCTTTGACACATGCATTTCATATTAGAACTGCAATGACCAATTGGCCGCATAGAAATATATCCAGCGTTATGCATACACTTTTGTCAAGAGTTCCCTTTGCGTTAGATTTCATAGCAAAACATAAATTTGTTAATTCCACGTATAGCGACATGAAGGATGCTTTGATTCGAGGAACATCTTTATCAATTTGTATAGGCAATTTTTCCGAAGGTAAATATACAGCCGACGATAGTATTACAACTATTATAAAACATCGAACCGGAGTATTCAAAATGGCCATTGAAACTGGTACGCCACTTATACCAGTTATTTCTTTTGGTGAACAAAGTGTATTTAAAAAGTTTAATTCGTATGGACTATTTGAATACATGAGTCGGATATCTACCATTGAAATTAATGTCCCCACTATTAAAAGTTGTCTAAAATGGTTGAATATTTATTTTGAGCCACTTGAAAACCCAGTCAAAACATACATTGGAGATCCAGTCAGTGTTGGCAATGCACGTATACCGACTCCAGATGAAGTGGTTGCATTACGTACCAAGTATATAAGTGCACTAAAATTATTATATCGACGCACAAAACCAAACAATTACATAGATGATATTATTATTGTGTAATTACTTTTGTTCCAAATTGAAAACTAATAATTGGTATAGGAACGTAGGCAAACCAATTGACGGTCATTGCATCATGTGGAAATGTACCAAATACAAGATCCCACAATGGCATTGAAAAAGAATATGCCAAGTGCTTATTTGTCAGGTGATGGTACATGTGAAATGCGCGAAAGGGTTCGTTTCTATTTAAAAAAAAGTAGGGGTGATGAACTTCCATGTGCACGTGTTCAAATAATATATAAGATGCTTGATATGCCATCATTAAATTTACAGACGACTTGAAGGATAAAATAGTCAATGCTATATAAAAATAAGCACAATTTATAATGCTTGAAAATAAAATCGGTATATGAATCGACTTTCCATGTGGATAAGCATGATGATTACCATGTAAATAATGGTATGTTGATCCAGTATGACTATAATGTAGTATAAATCTATGCATTATGTATTCAGTCCACGTCAATAAAAGTATTCCACACAAGGTACATGGAATTGACAATCCTATGTTATAAACATTTTGTGCATAAAAACCCAAAATGTTTATTGCTGGTAATATACATGTTGTATAGCTCGAGCTTTTTATTAATGCTCGATATAGCATAACTATAATACATACGCACTCTTTAAGTGTGAGCATTTAAAAGGTTGAAATCGTGTACATGACACTGGGTGATGCAATAGTTCGCTTTTTACCTTTACGCTTCATTTGTTTTTTAGTTTTTTTTGGGTTTTTTACAACACCTTTTACTCGTCGAGTTTTTTTACGGCTACCGAATATGCTAAACATAATATACTTACATATAATTAATCTACAGATTCATGAACACTCATTGAATAGTTTTCAAATGGTGTCGACGTTAAAGTAGATTTATCGGATGATAATAATATATTTAAATCCTCTAACCGTTTCTGTAAAGTTTGTTTATACCTTGTTAAATGTTTCCACTTCCATTCGAATTGAAGTGCATCGACCCAAGTCGGAAATCCAGATACATGACAAATGTGTTTCCATGTTTCTCCCCGAACTACCCATTTACTAGTGTATCGTGCTCCTCCCTTTATTTCTTTATTATGCTGTCTTAACCGTCGATTCATATTAACGGTAGCTCCTATATATGTTTTTCCCGACGTGGATTCTAATAAATAAACGTACATGTTTTGTAGTGAGTTAATTAAAGTAGTGCGGTAACACTCAAGTATGTTAGCACTCCTACGGCGAGGGAGCGAACGACCAAGGACATGTCCTTGTTCTTGATGCCAACATCCTTTACAAGTGCGAATACTGGGGCAGAAGCCATAACCAAAAAGAGAATCGCTCCAATTAAACTGGTTACAATACGAGGATCCATATAGTACTGTACTATTATTTTTTCCTTAATACTTCAGCTAATTTAATCTATTACGTAAATGTTCCAACTGGATTTGTCCATAAATGATATTTATTTCGTCAAGTTTCATTCTAAAATAATACGGAATGACAATGTTTAAACTTGACAATGGTGATATGAAATCAGTTGCCACGACATATTTTATAGATGATGCAGGGTCTTCAATTAATGGTTTACAAATATAAACTCGTTTATAACAAGCACTAATCTTAAACAACTCTTGTAGGAATTCTGGAGAGTGACTATCCGATAGTCTACATATATAATTTCCACCAACAGTTTGACCTTTCATGTGGGCAACGGATAATGGTTCATCCATTACAATTGACTTTAAAATATCCAAAGAATATGTTTTCACCAAGTCTAATACAACTATATCAAGTGGAGAAACAATGTGTGGAACGGGAAATTGCTGTAAATAACGTATTATGGATGGGCTAACAAGAGATGATTCACCTGACAGGTTATTTGTTGTCGTTTGAGGTATAATAAAACTTATCATTCATAAAATAACAATGATAAGTTTTAACTCGATTAAAATTGATTTGTAATTTATATAGTACAGAGTACTAATAATGGGTGTAAGATATCTAAATGGATACCTAATGCGCATGTGCAACATTAAAACAATTGACATTTCATCATTGACTAATAATCGAATTGTGGTTGATGTATCGTCCTATTTATATATATACAAGGCTGATGATGCCCTAATAGCTAACATGACTAAACATATTCTACTATACACTGATAATTATATTACTCCCATTTTCGTCTTTGACGGAAAACCTAAAGAAATCAAGAACCGCACCCTACAAATTCGACAAAAAGAAAAAGCTATTGCTCGCACAACATATGATTCACTTGAAAATGCTTCCGAGACAACCATGAAACAATTGAAAAAGAAATTTACAAAAATTAGCAGGCAAGATGTTATCCAAGTCAAAGAATTAATGGATTCAATGGGTATTCAGTATATACAAGCTCCAAATGAAGCAGATGAAATTTGTGCTCGAATGATGCTGACAGATAAAACCATACGTGTTGTTGTAAGTGATGATACAGATATGCTTCTTAATGGTTGTCCGCGTGTTGTTCGATGCATTGATCTAAATACTGGTACTGGGATGTATTATAATTTGAAACATATCTTAAAATGTCTTCATATGCGCCCAATAGAATTTAAACAGTTATGTGTTATTTCGGGTACAGACTACTACGAGACACCGTATAATTTGTACCATTATATACGTTTATTTCGTCAATATAAGAAATCTACCTATACAGATTATTATAACTGGCTTGAAAGTAATGGACACTTACCAGACCGCCACCAATTAATGTTGGCATTTGACATGTTTGATGCTATTAAAAGTACTAACTTGGACACATTTATACCGCGGGTACAGTCGCCACCACTTCTGGCGTGGACTTCTTAAAGTGATGTCGCATAAAACGTTGTAGGTTAAAGTAGGTTAGCTCATCAGTTGGTTCAAGAACCAACAATTTTTTTAGCTTTTGATCGGGATTAATCTTGCGCCCGTTTGCTGGATCCTGCAGGCTGTTTTCACGAATGTACTTGTTAATCTCACGAGTTACATCTACACGGGCAACCATTGCTCCCTTTTCCTTTCCAAGGAACTCTGCAAGCTGATCACTTACAAGAGTTGGCTTTACAAATCCACTAGGAGCACGGTTTGCGTTACGCTGCTTGCGCTTGTTTCCTGCCTTTTGAACAGCCTTGAGCTCACGCTCTGAACGCCGCTGAAGAGTTCGCATCTCAATAATGGAAGCAGACAACTGCTGGCGAATGTTGGTAAGCTTTGAAATACAATCGACGTAAGCGTTTGACAAGTTGCCTACCTTTTCTTCTGCTTTGGTATCAACAGTCTTGATAGCATCAACTACCTCGGGGGTAGCAACAGTTACTGGATCGGACACGACTGCTACAGGAGTGTCAATGACCTTTTTAGGGGCCTTTTTAGCCACAGGGGCAGTTGTTGCAGCAGCAGTTGGTGAAGTAGTTGTCTTGGAAACCTTGGGCATAATAATAATAATACGCACACCTGTTTAAGTTCATTATTAATATGTTTTATTTACAATTGTCTGACAATGCATATTATTATAGATAGGCATATATTTTCAAGGCATTTATATTTTATATAAAATTGATTTAAAGGTTTTGCCTATATGTCATATAGGCAAATGACATATCTACAAGATAAAATAAATACGTTTTTTAAAAAAAGAAATGAAATTTTTAAAAAACCACTTGAAAAAATTATAAATATTATGTTAAATAAGTGTAAATATATCAATGGAGAAAGTTTAGAGAGACATAATTGGGGAGGAAATCCAATAAAATTAAAATATATCCCCGACATTAATTCACCTTCATTTGAAGAAGATTTATTAAATGCACTTAATTTAGGCGATAATGAAAAATCAATAGTAGAATTATTATGGGGAGATATACAACTTGGAAAAAGAGTTCAAGCGTGTATAATTATGTGGTTTTCAGTTCATATATTAAAAAGACCAGTTTTATACATTTTCAGAAATTTGACGATTGACCAAAAACAATTACAAGATGATATAGTTGGAACAGAACATTACAATTTTAATATTCAATTTATCAAAACATTGTTTCAAGAATTTAATAATGAACTACAAGAATATTTTGATGAAAAAAATGTTGAATATTGGAAAGATTATAAACTTCCGGAACTAAAAGATATAAATAGTAATGATATTATTAGTAAATTAAGTAATAAAGAAGCAATCAACTCAAACGATATATTTTGTTGTCTAATGAACAAATATCAATTAGAAAAACTAAATACAAAATTTAGTGAATATATTCACTACAATAATGAACTTGTGAATATTACCACATTAGTGGATGAAAGCGATTTAATGAGTCCTACATCGTCAAATGATAGAACTAATAATAATGATAAAAAGGATTCTACTGCATGTGAAATATTACTTGCTAAAATATATAAGAAAGTAAAGTATGTGCTACATATTACAGGCACAGCACATTCATTATTATATAATATAACAACCAGATTAAGTGATCATACTGATATACAAATTAAAATATCAAAGGTCCATAAAATGAAAAGGTCAAATGATTATTTTGGAATATTTAATAATTCTATAAATTTTAACACTACACTTGTTGAATCTTGGTGGGATTATCAAGATACAGAAAATCATACGAAAAAAAAATGTTACGATATTGTTGAAGATTATAATATTAACATAAAAAAAATAATAGAAGAGGTCACTTCAAGACTTACAAGTAAATATAATTCGTTATTGATTAGTGAAGAAAAAATAAGAGCCAGTCAATTTTGTTTAGTAGATAAAATAATTAAAGATTTTCCCAATTTGTTCATTATAATATATCATGGAAAATGTTTAAGATTATATTTATCAAAGAATTATGAACAAGAAATAAAACACTTGTCTCAATGGGACTCAAATCAATCTTCGACCGGTAAAAGATTATGGCAATCAGGTGGAATATACGGCTCATCTATAGATACTGAAAAATCTGAAAAATTATCTAATAATTATTGCTACTTTGATATAAATACAAAAATATTAAATATAAAATTTGTATATAAATTATTAAGAATTTTATTTGAAAAAAGCACACAAAATTTGTGTAAAACAATTATAACAATAACGGGTAAATATGGAGAACGGGGATATTCATTTACAAGTGATGATTATGACAATTATTCATTACACTTAACTGACCAGTATTTTGTGTCACATTCATCATTAAACTGCACTGATATTTCTCAACGATTAAGATTACAAGGAAAATATAACGACTTAGAACTTAAAAATGGAAATATGAAACTTACTTTATGGACGACTCCAGAATTACAAGATATAATACAGAATTTTTATGTAAAATTTATAAAAGAAATTGAAAAATATATTATGGGTTGTGAGAGTTGGGAAGAAATTAAAGATTTATTAGAAAGTATAATAGATAATGGAGATTTTAAGTTTGGTAAATATATGAAATATATAGATGTGTCGAAGAAACGAAAAAATTTAAAAATAACTAAACGTTATGATAGTAAAAATAATGGTTATAAATTAATTGTTATTGATAATATGATTGATACTGAAATCAGTGAATGGTGTGAAGAAACACATTTGGGTGATTATAGGTGTATTAATGAAATACAAGAAATGAATATTAATGAATTTATTAATAAATATGGTAATTATAAAATTAAACAAGAATTTTGTAAATTAGAAAATTTCACATTTGAAGAAATAAATAAAATCATTGATGATGTTTCAAAAAAAAGTAATATGGAATTAAGCCATATAACAAAGAAATGGTTTGAATCAAGACAACAACAATTTAATAAATTAGGATATTATACTGAGAGTTGTAGAAGCACCCCACAAAAAATGAAAAAAAAATATTTAGAACATTCAAATGATACTACAAGATTTGGAGAATTGAAAGATGGAATGCGGCGAATTTATACTTGTTATGATGAAAATGATAATTTATACATATGTATATCATTTGTTAGCAATGATAAACAAATTCCCAAACAAACAAACAATTATATAAAAAAAACTCCGTATATTGTTGTTGATGATAAAGTTAAATATTCAGTCCTTAAGGAAGAATATAAACAACACATGAATACTCACGGATATACAAATGAAGCCGTAGATGATTTTATTGAAGACGACAATAAATTACCAGACAGATATTATTGGAAAACTCCTGATGGTTGGTTATATTTATATGATAAATATAAACCTGAAATTATTTCATTAGACATAATAGCTCCTCTATCTGTTAAAAATGTTATACAACTACAACCAAATATTTTAATAGAACCATTAATTAATGAGGATATATTTCTATTCACAACTTCATGTTGTAAAAAAACAGAACAAACAAACTTAAGATTTGGATTAAAAGATGTATTCACAATTTATAAGGTATGGTGCGAAAGAAATGCAAAAAAATGTTTGAACGCGTCTAAAAAATTTAAAGAAGAGTTTGAAAAACTAAATTACAAAGAAGAAAACAGCAAAGGTGTTGATATAAATTCAAAACCAGGAAAACGAGGTTATAATATTATGGTTTCACTATAATTTGACTTAGAAGTAATTTACAAATATTAAATAATGATAGATTATATTATTAACTCTTTTATCCTACATGATAACAATACACTAATAGATATATTTAATTATGTAAAGTTTCGATATGATAATTTAGTTAAGATAAATGATATAAAAGTAGAATTGAATAAATTAAAAAAACATAAGATTATGTTTTATAATGAACAACATTATAAATTATCAGATGAAGGTAATGTGATATTAAATGATCATAAATATTATTATCTGAAAATTATTATTACATTTTATAGAAAATATAGTAGGAATATAAAATATGAATTGAAAGAGATTAGACCAGAGCAAAAACAATTGAGAAATTATTTAATTACTAATAAACCGCAAATATGTATAATTTGTGATAAAACATTGCCATTATGTTTACTAGAGACAGCACATTTAAAACCAAGATGTATATTAAATAATAATGAAAAAAATGATAAAAATATTGTAGAATTTATGTGTAGATATTGTCATAATTTATATGATAATGGATTTTTAGCTGTTTATAAAGGATTATTACAAGTTTCTGCATTTATAAATAAATACGATTTACATTATAACAAAAACAAGAAAATATATTATTACAACCCGAAAAATGAAATATACTTTATTTTTCATTATAATTATATCTTTAAAATGCACGGTCGAATTGAGAATAAGTAATAAAATTTAAAAATTAATTATTAATTATTTTTTAAATTGATTTGGATACAAGTAACATATTTATAGAATGGTCAGTACATTTATTGTGTCAATTGAAGGAAATATTGGATCGGGCAAATCAACCATTATTAAAGGATTGCGTAAAATATTTCACCTGTGTGACACTATACCAATTGTCTATGTTGATGAACCAGTAGATGAATGGGCAAATGTTACAGATATAAAGGGTACTACAATGCTTGAACTCTTTTATGCAGAACCAAAGATATATTCCTTTTCGTTTCAAATGATGGCCTTTATTACACGATTTATTACATTGCGAGATACAATGCGCGCTAATCCCAATAGTATTATTATCACTGAACGATGTCTATTGACTGATCTTAACATTTTCGCAAAAATGCTCCATGCTCAGGGTAGCATGGCAGATGTAGAATATACAATCTATAAAAAATGGTTCCACTATTTTCAACTACAAGTACCTGTTTCAATGTTAATTTATGTAAAGTGCTCACCAGACATTTGTTTGAAGCGGTGCATAGAACGATCTCGAGCAGGTGAATCTTCAATCACACTTGAATATCTTACAACATGTAATGATATGCATAACGAATGGCTGAAAGATGCATCACTAATAGTCCACAATCTATTTGACAACAACACTGATTATCCTATCAATGAAATTATTAATCATATATATAAATTATCCGGTGAGTCATGTAGTAGTAGTGATAGTGAATATCCTAGTGACAGCACTACTGATGAAATTGATGCCAATACTAAACGTGTATTGGCAGAACAACATGATTATCTATACGATTCCAACGACGAGCTAGAACTACCAGACAGACCATTAAACATTCCAATAATGATTATGAGAAGTGCAGTAACAGTTGGCGTTATTAGTATAATGTACTATCTTGGATAATATTTGTATATACTATGAAGACATGTAAACGCAGTACTCGACGGAATAAAACAATTCGTAAATTGTTTCGTCAGACACCTCATGTCAATAAAAAAAATGATATATGTAATAATTCTGGGTGCAAAAACGTAGAATTTAGTCGTAATAGTCTTGGGCGATTGCCCAGACGTTCCATGCCACAATTTTCATCTGTAGCTGATATGAAACGTTTTTTTGGTTTACTCCCAAATAGTTTAGGATGTAAAGTTACCATTTCGCGACAATATGTACCTATAGTGTCACTAATGCCGTCACAGTCTGAAATTAATAGTACTCGAGTCATGAAAATATTCAAGTCGTGGCCAAAGAATAAATCGACTATTTTAGATGAAATAAATAAACCGACACCAATCATGACATCCTCTGCTGGGTCCATTATTGATGGACATCATCGCGTTGAAGCATTAAAACTTGCTATAAAACATGACATTTTAAATTCAAATCAAAAAATATGGGTTATATCTATTGATTTACCTGCATGGACCATTTTATCCACGGCAATTGACCATGGATTTAATGCTTCTCCCCAAGTATTTTAATTTTACTGTTTTTTACTTGAAAAGTGTTTATATACTGCATTCTTGTCCTTTTCTGATTTTTGAGTTTTTGCCTTTGTTAATATTGCTACAGCTTCTTCAATTTCCTTTTCACTTATTACACCATCATTATTCGTATCAATAACAGACTGTAACTCTTTATATTTTTTAGGCAACACACAAAACTTACTGTTTTCATTAAACACGTGTTCGGATAATATGAAAAAGGCAGCAGTCAATCCAATTGATGTTATTATATCACGAGTACCCATCCAACAAATTGCAAATATTAATATTTCCCGACCAACATAATTCTTCATGTACGTTTCTTGATTTTTAGATAATTTAATCACTACATATTTAGATCCAATATTTAACATAATCATCATCATCCCAGCAAATAATTTAGTCGAGTCCATACTTGACCTTAAACTCTTTAACAGTTTCATTAAATTATCATTACATTTTATTTATAAATCGCTTGATTTTTCTATACCGCGTTTTAAACGGAATCATATTTGACCCACTTGTTATAATTGGTTCGACAATAACAGTATGTATGTTATCAATGGCAGACTTGATTCCAAAAACAGGCATTCCAATATTTCCCTCCACATGAATCTTAAATGTTTCTTGTCGCCCATGTAGTAATAGTAGTCCACTCAAAATAATGAAATATAATACCAAATAGATATTCATACCAATACAGTATATTTAAAATGGTGTATAGTTGCCCGTACCAGTATTATCGACGGGCGTTTCCATTTGTCCAACTAATGTAATCGAAGGAGGTAGCCCACTTTGTTGTCTTATAGTAGTGTCTGATTCTTTAGGGCGTAATTGTTCGTCTAGCGAAAACCGACCAAGTCTATTTTTACCATGACGGATTGACTTCTTCTTCATTAGCCCGTCAGTCTGTTCTTGTCGCATAAAAGCAAATGCACTTATTATACCAAGCAATATGTTTAACTGAACTACATATATAACTGCTACAAGCTCAACTGCTTGAAATATTAATGGGACTGGCTTGTTTAATAGACTGACTAAAACTATTATACTGGTAATAACATATTCTATCATACCAAGTATTGATATTTAAATATGTCGTTTCGCCAATATTAATTATAATATACTAAAATTATAATAATGTTAACATCATGGTCTTCAACCATTGAAGAGACGCCGAATAATATAAATCGTGTACGCCATAAAATTACAAGTGCACGTCAATTAGATAACGATGAAGACGATACCATTGCGGATTATGTTCCTCCGCCTTCTGAAGAAGAATTACCATCCTATAAATCAAAAGATGATGATGTTACAGAAAAAATAAATTATATGATTTCTCTATTAGAAGATCAAAAAGACGAAAAGTCTGGACAAGTTACTGAAGATTTAATATTATATGCCTTTTTGGGAATATTCATATTATTTGTATTGGATGTATTTGTTAAACATGGTAAATATTCACGGTAGGTATTTAAATAAAACAAGTCAATGTATCTTAATATGAGCTATGCTAAACAAAACGAACTACTACTAGATAAGCTTACTACTTATTATAAGGAGAATAGCTACAAACAAATGGATAATATCCTAACGATATTAAACGGTCAATCTAAAATATCGTTACGGATCATAGACTGGTTTGTCACAAATTATTCAAAGCAACACTATACGGTATATAATTTATCAAGTGGTGTTCGATTCAAGGTATACAACGACTATAAATTGAAATTAAAGGCGTATTCAAAAAAACGATTTGATCCATTTTGTCGATGGGAAAAAACTATAATACCATATAATCAAAGCCATATTCAGACTACAATTGGACAGTTAAACTTTTTCAAGTGGGTACTAGACAATGAAATAATCAAACATATTGAGGATAATTATTCTGCAATTGAGATCGACATGAATAATCGTAACAGTACGTCAAATTTGAAAACTGAAAAAAATAAAAATAAAAAAAAGAGAAAGGAATTGTCAGTATCAGCTTCCAAAAGTATTAAAAAAGAAACAATTGAAATTTCACTTACATTTAATTAATAATAGTAGTATATGGAGGTATATTATATTTTAATTTTAATAATCATCTATGTCATTTGGACATATCCAGTTATAGAAGCACTAGATGATGCTGTACTATCACCGTATGACCAAACAACAAAACAAGTGGGTGAGATTCAAGCATTAAACGATTACATTAATAACACTGGACTAAGTGCTACATCACTTGAACTTATTCAAGAACAATCTTCAGATACTACACAAATGATTGCACAATATGAAATGATAATTACACCCATTCCCAATGCATATTAATTATTTGATTCGTAAAACGATGTTATATGTTTTATTGCCTATTTTTACTGCATATAAACATACAAAATTTATCAATTTTTTTAAATGTAACCGTGAACCCATTCGCATTTAATTTATGTTCCAGCAAAACTCCATCACACAGGCCTTCTTCAGAAGATCGATGTGTACTTTCACTAATGTATAAAACACCATTGCTTTCGAGAATTCGATGTGCTTCACAAATATATTCATCTTGATTTGTTCCGATGAGGGCAAGGCATAAAATTGCAAATTCGACACTATCTTCTTCCAGAGGCACATTTGAAATGTCTGCTTTCGTAATTATGGAATCACCACCAGTTTGATGGTCATAATTATGAATTGTAAATCGTGGGTCATGTTTAAAATGGTGTGCAATTGGTGCTCGACCACAACCAAGATCCGCAACGATTATTTTTCGTTTTGTTTTAATTCTATCTTGTAAATATGTATACTCAAATGCTAATGGACCACATGCACCATCAGTCATATTAATATTGTTGGCATCACGTGGTGTTGCCGTTAAAAATACTTCCTTTTCAAATGCGGCCATTCTAAAGATACTTTTCTGGTATTCAGGAGATACTACATGATGTGCCTCATCATACAACGCTAGTATATTTTCAGTGTTCCCATCAAGACACTCAATCAATACTGATAGGCTTTGATACGTAACTAAAATTAGCTTTGTCTCTTCTTGCATAATAAATGTTTGAATAACATCTTTATCAGTTGTTGCAGTAATACTTTCACTGGAAATATTTAGGACATGTTTAAAACAATCACAATAGTCAGTTTTGAATTGAGTAATCAACGCAAGAGATGGGAACACAATAATGTTTATTTTTTTTTTGATTTTTTTATAACACTAACCATGATGTATGATTTGCCCGTCCCGCAAAACATTTTAACAAGGCATCTTGGAAGTTTCATGATTGAGTCAACTGCTTCAGTTTGGTAAGGTCTCGACATGGTTTAAAACCACTATAATATTAATTTAAACCAAAAACATTTCAATTTTTATTTTCAATTTATTCAAATAATTTAATGATTTCATTTATATTTTTTTCTGCTGATTTATTTACAATTTTATTACATAGATAATGTGCTGAATCATTCAATGTTTTTATTTCAAATATATCAATTTGAATATCTAAATAAAATTGTTGATAGGTATAAATACCAGATATACGTTCTTTTTTTTCAGTTGAATGATTCTTTATTATGATATATATAAATTGATTAGAGTTGATTTCTTCACATAATAATTTATTTTCATTTGATTCCCCAATAACACTAGATATATGTAAATTAATGTCTGTCATTAATTTTAGCGTAGACAGCATATTACCCATATAGGCATCAATAACATTTTTACAAGTTGTTAAAATGTTTCCTATTTCTAAATCAAATTTACACGTCTTTTTTTTTGTATGGATACTAGTTGCTGTGCTTTTAGTAAAATCTGGTTTAACAAGCTCCGGATTTTTTTGAATAACATAGTGTTCCAACGCGTTAAACTTTTCACTTCCAGCATTTGCATCGTCCCGAAATAGTTTTATCCCAAATGGACCCACTAAATCAGTAGTGCTCGTACAATCTTTTATCCAAAGATTTTTATTGTGTATAGTTAGACACTGTGGACATTTTTTTATATAAAACTCACCCTTATTATCCCCTTTAAATTCTTGTCCTCTATAATTCCAACATTGTTTTTCATCTAAACAAAAAAAGCAATTCTTACATTTAACTAATGCTTCAATTTCTAATGCAATCTGTTGTTGATACATATCACCCGTTTTATATATTTCAATAAATGAAATAATTTCATTTTTGATACATACATTATGGTCCGTCATATACAAATATTAGACATTTAAATACTCGAGTTGAGTTTTTATAGAACATTTTTTTATTACTTTAATGTAATGAGTATATTTGAGGATGTATCTAAATCTAATAAAGAAGATCATAATTATCCTTATTATAAATATATTAGAACGCCAAGTGCTCTGGGTGCCTCAAGTGCAGGAAACCTTACTGCACTTGGAAATGATATTAATGCATTGACAGACTACGTTGATGTTCTTGTAAGTGGAACATCTCGTGCCCAAACAGTTTCTCCTATTGGAAATAAATATTTTTTAGATACTGGAGCAACTTGTTTTGATGCAACAAATACTGAACAATCACGAAACATTTACATTAATAATATCCCAGATGGTAGTATTCCATTTTTACCTGGAAGTAGCAAGGGGCTTGTACCTGGTGTACTTGAAGACATTGCCTATATTAATCCATTTAAAATCTTTACTGCTTTTTCAAAAGGAACTGCATGCCAACAAATAACAATGAATACACGGACAATTGAAAACGCAACATCGACTGACAGTAAATATGTCTTGCTAGAAGATATTGCTGACTATAATCCATGCTGGTTTCCAGATAATAAAAATCCAGTGACTAATGAAAAATGTTCAGAGGGAATGTCAACTTTACCACAAGATTTTAGTGTACAGGCTTACGCATCAGGAATAACTATACTGGGTATATATATCGTAACACGTCTCTTGCAAAAACACTAAATGGATGTCCAAGATGGTGGACACAAATCTTGCGTATTATTACAATTATTTACAGGACCAAGCCATTGTTTTGGGTAACAAACAACTTTATCAGGAGATGAGTTTATTCGCGCTGCCCACCAACTAAAAGCACTATTCGCTATAATGTTATGGTTAGAACAACTCATTAATAGTAATTGTTCCCAATCTAACATGTCATCGTCTGCCTTGTAAATTGTCAAGTCTGGAAATTGTTTTTTTATTTTTCGGATACGATGTGTAACCGGTACATTATCCTTTGATTCACAAAAATAAATAATGTTCCAATTTTTTCGACCAGTCTGTTTTATGATTTCACTAATGGCCGAAATATAATATGCATCTGACAATATATTATGGTGTAACTGCTGAGTGGTGTAGTCTCCAATTCTAAAATGAAGAGAAATTGTATCTACTAGTGTTAAATATTGTTGTCTAACTATTTCCTGTTCCATTTTAAAATTTAATTTTTTAAAAATTGCATCATATTGTTTATCAAAATATTTATAGGACTGAAAATAACCAACTAACATTGCATCTTTTTTAAATTGTAAAGGCGTGTAGTGAAATGTTTCTTCAAATATTTTTACACCATTATCCTTTATAGTTGGATCAATTCCACCTTTTAACCGTTTTAATAAAGAGTCCCAATATGTTGGCCGTAATTCACCATCCGCTTTATGAGCAGGGAAGGTTAATTTTTCTTTATATTCAATTGCATATGCAATCGCTGTAAATATTTGAAACAATTGATTTCCAAGACCTCCCTGTAGATAGATAGACACCATGCATAAACCATGCGAACATAACTTTAACTTATAAATCATAAGTTCTTACAAAAAACATATTTATGTTATAGAGTTGCGTAAATTTGCCAGTATTTTTCGCATCCAGCATCTGAGCAGCCACAGAATAACTTGACAGTCTCTTGTTTTGACAGAGACTTTTGGAATTTGAGTGACTCCTTATTTGATTTAAGTTCGACGACAAACTTATTATTGTACTGGACAATATTGACCAAGTTGAATTCCAAGTCGTCAAAGAGTTCGCGAATCCATTCTGATGTAGTTGAACGTTCAGCATTGGTGATAATGCATTTGAATGTAGCCATGATAATGATACGTATATCAATCTATTCATCGGTTCAATTTTATTTATGTTTTCTTTGTGATGAAAAAAAATTGAAACAAATTATACTGAATATAATAACATTACAGATTACCATGCCTCACGCCATTTTTAAAATCACGTACGGCCTTGAACCAATCGACCGTCCATTAATGCTACGAGAATCTCGAAGCGAACAAGCTCGGCTTCTGAACATTACATACAGGTTTCGACGTGGATTGTCGACTTCTGCAAATTTTGTATGCGGCATTGTTCATGCTGCTCGTGACTTGAACCGCGAACTAAAACAATGTAATTTGCTCATGATACGCAACAAGATTCCTTACGACCTCTGTCTACACATCAAGACATTCTTCACGACTACGTCGACGGTCGAGATACGGTCAATTTTGCACCCAATAAACCGACCATATACATCATGCACACGTTATGTACATCATTTGTCTCGGCGATTCGACAGACACATTCCAGAACTATTGGAGGTTGCACACAGTTGTGATACCAGTTTAACTCGCAATATATACAATGCTACTACTGATTTCTTCCGCAATGAAGTCATTACTGATCTTTTCCGAAACCAAATCATCGATCACGGTGTATACGATGCAATGGATTTTGATCATTGGATTGGTACGTCACTTTAATTTATAAAATTAAAAAATAATAAAAATAAACATCTTACTTCTTCTTCTTATATGTTTTCTTTTTTTTGTATTTTTTGTTTGTCGGCATTTAAAAAAAAATGGCTTTATAGATTTAACCTCCTCTTTTTTTTTTTAAAAACTCCATTCGAGTCAATAAATCAAGAACGAATAGTTGAATTAACTAAAAATAAGTATGTAACCATATCTGGAGTAGGACGTATTTGTTCTATTAAAATGACTTTTCCTAATGGAATAAACCTTAAAATGAAAGTCGGTAAAATAGATGATTGTCTAAAGAAACGATTAACCGCAATAAACAATTTGTTTATATACAGTAATCGGTTTGCGAATTTTATATAAATATGGAATACGCGAAAAAGAAATTATACAATCTAAACCAGTTGATACAACAAAATGTTATAGAAGAAGTAAATTTCAAAAGCGAAAAACACGAAAATTGAAAATAATTCCTTATTTATAACTTATATGGCATTAAATGATATATTGACTAGTTACCATATAGTCTTTTCCATCATATACGACATCCAATCCACATACAACTTTATTTATAAAGGATTGAATTTCGTCCGTCATGGGAACATCATTAAACGTGACGGATGCAAAACATTCGTCATACGCGATTGTGTCAACACAATTTACACCCATTGTAGCAGTTAACATATCCTCGATAAATGTCAGGTTTTTGTAGACGACTACTGGAGGGATCTTCATATTGTTACAACATATAAAGTATTAGTCTATCGATCAATTTTTATTATAAATAGTCAAGATAAATGGGCAATGCGAATAGTATTCAACGCATTAATTTTGAAGATCTACAGGTTGCTCAAGCCAAAGGGTGGGTAATAATTAATACGTTGCCAGCAACAGAACAAAACGTTCTTATTTCATCCACCACATTATGCAATGACGAAATTAGAGTTGTGGAATTAGCCATCAAACGTAAAGAACCCATTGTAGTCTATGGTAGGCACTGCAACGACGAGACAATTTATTCAAAATATACTCAGATTAAGCAATTGGGAGGACAAGTATATTTATACACAGGTGGGTTATTTGAATGGATTCTTTTGCAGGATATTTATACTCGTGTAAAGTTTCCATGTACAGGTTTGTCAGATACAACAGTTGACCTTTTAAAATATAAACCATGTAATATATTAAATATAAATCTTAAATCTTAATATATGGCAGGCGGTTATTTAAATTTAATTTCTGGTGGTCCAGAAAATATAATCATGTATGGAAATCCCCAAAAATCATTATGGACAAGCACCTACAAACAAATTTCAAACTTTGGACTCCAAAATTTTAGACTGGATTATGAAGGATTAAGACAGTTACAAACCACGTCTGATACTCTTTATAAATTTCATATTAAAGCATATGCTGAACTATTATCAACCATGTATTTAACCATTCAACTTCCAGATATTTTTAGCCCGTTATACGTGGATAGTCAAGATGTAAACCACCCCTATGAATTTAGATGGATTAAAAATCTTGGTGCCATGTTGATTCGCTCTGTCCGAATCACAATTGGTGGAAGTATAATCCAAGAAATTAGTGGAAATGACATTGTTGCATTGGCTAACAGAGACCTGAATGATTCTCAAAAAGCAAAATGGGACGCAATGACTGGAAATGTACCAGAGTTATACGACCCAGCATACTATAGAGGTGGTTATTATCCAAATGCAATATATCAGGATACAGCATGTCAAGGTGTTGAGCCATCCATACGCGGACGACAACTTCGAATTCCCATCCCAACTTGGTGGTGTCAAAATGCTTCTCAAGCTTTACCACTTGTTTGTATCCATAATAATGAAATTTATGCAGATATAACCCTACGACCACTTCGAGATTTATATCAAATTAGAAATTCATTAGGTACACTTGTTGCTCCAGATTGGAGTAATACACTTCATCACATTAACCAATTTCTATACGAACCAACCATTGATGGAGTTGTACCAAGTACATCTTCGTCATGGTTTGAAAATTTACATTTATCTTGCACCTATTGCTTTTTATCTCCAGCCGAATCAATTTCCTTTGCCAGACTTCCACAAACCTATCTTATTCGCGAACTTCATGATACTTGGTTTAGGGGCATAACATCATCAGAACGGGCATGGCTTCAAAATTCGTCTGGACTCGTAATCGACTGGATGTTTTTATTTCAACGTTCCGACGTTAATGAACGCAATGAATGGAGCAATTATACAAACTGGAAATATGACTATATTCCTTCAAACATTACACCTACAGATTTAGTTGACGAGGTTGGTGATAAAATATACCAATCTGGACCATTTGCTTTTGAAAATGTCAAGGATATTCTATTGACTTTAGGGATATTATTCGACGGAACTATACGCGAAGAAATTCGTTCTGCAAACATTTATAAATATGAACAACAATTTCTCGCATGTCCTGGTCAAGGATCTGCATCATTAAGTGGTTTATATGCTTATAATTGTTGTCTCAATACATCTCCATATATTGTACAGCCAACTGGTGCGATTAATGTATCTAAATATTCAAAAATAGAAGTGGCCTTTACAACGATTGAGCCGCCATTAAATCCAGTCCCACATGAAGATGTGATTTGCGATTTAATTACAAATTCACAGTTGGGTGTATCCAAGCAAAAATCAGACATGTACGATTTCACATATGATTTACTTGTCATTGAGGAACGATTTAATACAATTACATTTCGCGGAGGCAATGCTCAATTAATGAATATCAGATGATACAATTTCTTCAAAATTTTGTCTAGAAACAGACATTTTCTTATTTCGTTTTGTATACGTTATATAAAATTTATAAAACTCATTTATATCCAGTGAGTATGCATGATGATGTTTAAAATTTTCCATTGCAACGTCAATGTCATGAGACTTTATCCAAATAGAACAACTTATATTTATTGCTGTTGACTTGTCAATTGTGATGTTTTCCATTTGTAAAACAAGTCGCATCATATCGTCTGTAATACTAGGAAATATACCATTACATAACTTTACAAGTTCTGATATATCATATGATCCATTGTCATCATACGAAATATACTTGTCGATAAACTGTTTAGTATGTAAAAAGGGCATGTAATCGCTTTGAACTGATACACATTCATCTCCAAAAGTATCCGATATAATTGTTTTGAATGTTTGCTGTGGAATGACAAGTGGGAGATATTGTTTGCGTAAAAATAATTTCCATATAAAATAAATATCCTTGTACATCAACGTACCATTCGTTTTATTAAAAATTGCCATGAATTGTGCTGCAAGAGAATCTTGTGTATGTCTTGATAAATACATTGCATTATATTCTAGGGATGGCATAGTTGCCAGATATCCATCTGAATTACTATATTTATTTGATAAAGAAATTGCTGCCATGATTACTGGAATTTCCTGAGTTATAGGACGTTCCATGTGTGGACATGTACCCATGATGATACGCGACGTTTCATATTTATGATCATGATACTTGTGTTTAAACTTATCTACGACAGACTTGTTTAGGGTACAATATATAGATTGATTTAATTGTTTTAAAAATGGTTTATAGGACGTGTCAATAAAAAAAGTTAGTGCTTCTCGTTTATTAAGAAGAATATCACCCACAATGGTTAAAAAATAAATGGCTTGTTCTGCATCAAACGGCAATTCGATTTCACCTAGTTTAGGACAAGTTGTTACTTGTGACACTATATTTTCTCGCAATCGTTTAATGATAGTTTGAGTTATTTTATGTCTTGATGCAAATAAAGATTTATTTAATTTTGTACAAATTAAGTGAATAATAAAATCTTCAGACACAATTGCTTGACAAGTATCAATATACATGTCTGTCTGTGGAATATAAATAAAATAAAATGCATCTAAAAATTCAATGATAAAAGCTTCGCGCTCAATTGAAATTTGTTCTTTTTTAGCAAGCCGCAGATTGTATCCATCCTCAATCGTTTTCATTAATGTAGGTAAATTAGAAAGATAATTTTCTAATTTCTGTTTCATGAATTCATGATTTGCGTATTTAGTGCGCATATCATCAATTATGTCAGCCATTACATGTGTTTATTTGTATTATCTTTAAATTGGTTATAAACAATTAAACTATAACCATAATGACAGAAGTACATTATAATTCGCTTGACACTTATCAAAATGAATTGTTACGATACTTTAACGTTGACTATTCAGGGCTGGTGATTGCTATTGAAGCAGTGTATAGCAAGGTTAAAGAAGAAGATACAGTTAAATCCTTAATCGCAAAAATTCGACGTACAACTGTCTCTCTCGATGAAGATACAGCCTTTATTATTTTATTTGACTATACATGTTTTATGAAAACTTGTGCCTTTTTAAAAGCATTGTCAGACAATGAACCCACAACGGATACATTTAACGATCTTTACGACACAATTCAATAACTATTAATTTTAGTATATACATACAATATATGAAATCTCTCGACACGTCTCCACTATATTATATTATTTTAATCGTATCGGCACTTCATATAATTGCTTATTTAAGCATATGGGACTGGCCCTCGGTATGTGTATTCGTACTTCTTTATGTAGCCATGTTACCATTTAGCCGGTCAGTAACCATTAGGTTAATTGTAGCTATATTAGGAACAGTTATTTATCAGAGCCCATTTGAGGGAATGACAAACAAGAAAAAAATAGTTGAAGTAAAAAAAACAACTGTACCAGATTTAGTTGGAACAGATTCAATTGAGGGTCTTGTTTCTAAACAACAAGAATTGGCTGGTAGTCTTGGACCAATGATGAAACAAGCTCAAAAGATGATGGACTCTCTACCAAAAGGATTTCTAGAAAAGGCCATGGATCAAATGGCAAACGGTGGTAACGATAGAAAGCCACCAATGCATATCTAATTGATCAACAAAAAAATAGTAACGTAACATAATGACCTGCACTGGACCAATTAATATTACACAATCAGATGGAACTTGTTCACTAAAATGTTTATTATTGTTTAATTATGGAAATAGTACGTGTCAAGTAAAAAATGTTTCAGATCACTTGTACATTACTTATGATGGAGATAGCGACATTATATTTAACTCGGCCAAATATAACCCAATAGAAGTACGATTATTTTCACCATCTCTACACACATTTGATGGATCACATGCAGACGCTGAACTCGTCATTGTCCACTCTGGTTCTAGTGGAGGATTATTAGTTTGTATTCCTATAATGTCCACGACAGCCACAAATGCTTCTACCGGTTCTGTATTATTGGATAATATTATTGAAGGTTCTCCAGAAATTGACCAGACAACCTCTTTGAACCTTCAAGATTTTAATCTAAACTATCTAGTACCAAAAAGCGAGTACTACTCATATAGTGGTACTTTACCCTATGGTAATTGTGATATATCTACCACGTACAATTATATTGTCTTCCCCAAAAATAGTTTACAACTAAATCAAGAAACATTATCAACACTTAAATCATTGATACATAATGCCAGTGTCCCTATTCAAGCTGGTACATGTTTTTATAATGAAAAGGGTACAACTACAAATGGATTTGCTGGTGAAGGACAAATTTATATTGACTGTCAACCAACTGGTGAAGAAGGAGACATTATTGTCAAGGAATTAAGTTCTGGTACTAAATCCGCAAACATGGACTGGGTGTTTGCTACTTTATATATTTTAATTGGTATCCTATTGATGATTGGTGGAGTTAAATTATTTAGAGGAATAATAAGACTAAGCATGTATGTGGGACGTCAAATGTCTACTACAACTACAACTTGAATTCATAGTAGTTTGACTTGTATTCTGTATATCCTGGTGATAATTTTTTATTGGGTATGGGTGGTTCATCTGTATGCACTGGTGTAAATCTAAAAGTGGCGTCTCTCAATATAAATGCTGAATCATTGAATAACGTATTATAAGCTTGCAAAAAGGCATCATTTGTCTGGAAGCACATGGCAGCCATTTGGACACCATATTGCATTACAATCGAACTGTTATAGTTTGAAGATTTATAAGACATATTTGGTGTCCCAATGGTCATGTTCTTTTTATTAAACTCTATTAGTTCGTCCATATCTGGTGTATGAATTACATCATTATAAGGTAATGATCTTAAAAATACAGATTTACCCAATATATTGACCAGCTCACCCATTTTAGTCCCAAGAATATGATTGTTTTGAATCATATCCACCATGATTATAACTTTTCCCATTAATGTTTGAATTGGTACCATTCCCAAATTACGCCCTTTATTTTCATAGCTAAAGTCGCTTGGTAATAACTTGGACCCCAAATGAGTAATTAAAGAATCTGCCAACTGATTGTAAATGTCAAGGTTGGAACTTTTAATTCTAAAATGTAATAGAAGCGGGTCATATGAATTCGGACAATCTTCAGTTGATCTTGATGAAGAAACCGCCCGTGATGCAATGTGTAATAATACATCATCTACTGGAATACTATTATATGTACCCTTTTCAGTATATTTGGTCGAGTTGGATGTAGCTACAACTGCTCTGTCATTTACCATGTACAGTTCAAAATCAAGAACTCGGCATCCCTGCGAAATAACATTTGTTAAAGCACATAAATTTACCCAATCATTCTTAAACTGACCAGTCGAACAACTATTATACGATGACTTTATGTAGTAATCTCGTAACAACATGTTAAACGTTGGACCCATGCCAACAAGTTGTGCACGATTATCAGTCGGACACGTATGCTTTAGCTGTTGAGCAACAATATATGTCACCATAAGTACAAGTATAACAAAACAGATAAACATTGATATAAATACCATATTAGGTTCTTGGTCCATATAATTATAGATATAAATAAATTATAAGAGTAGACTATATATGGATATACTTCGACCTATTCCAGCATCATATCCAGGAATTCAAGTTGATAATGCATTAATTCATAATACATTGACGTTTGACCATGAAACATTTTTAAAATCATTCTTATATCCTCCCATATCTAAACCACTTGTTGAATCGGCAATAAATCAAGCCAAGAGTAAACTACCGCTAGTATTTGGGGTTGTTAAAAAGGGCATGATAGTTATAACCGAACGAGTAGTTGTATTAAATAAATGTAGTATTCAACCCATTCCAATAAGTAATGAACCATACTTTTTGAATAATCGAAAAGTATTTATTGATAAAATCAAAGACTTTATGGATGACTATAAACATGATGATACGAAACATGTTACTTGTGACGATATAATAGGAAAACCAAAATTTTCACCATTATCACATCAAAAAATTGGTCAAGCCTATATTAATGAACTTACTCCTTACAGAGGATTACTATTATTTCACGGACTTGGTTCTGGAAAAACTTGTTCCTCTATTTTAATTGCTGAACGCCTAAAACCATACAAGGATATTGTAGTCATGTTACCAAAATCTCTTGAAATGAATTATGTTCAAGAATTAAAAAAGTGTGGTGACTTGAAATATGAATTACATCAAAAATGGTCTTGGAATGTCTCTCCAACCGATGCAGAATTAGAGGAACGGTGTCTACAACGGTCAGATTTAGTGATTCGTAATGAACACATTGGCCTATGGATAAATTCTGGTAAAACAATATACGAAGATTTACCAACCAGTGACCAAACCATGATTCAAGTACAAATTAATAAAATGATTCATAAAAAGTATAGATTTATAGTGTATAATGGTATTACTGAACGCAACATTAAACGATATACATCTGGTGGAAATCCATTCGACAACAAGATGGTTATTATTGATGAAGCACATAATTTTGTATCTAGAATTAATAATGCACTTAAACGAGGCAGAGATAAACCACACCCCTCTATCCAATTATACAACTTGCTGTTGGAAGCAAAAAATTGCCGGATAGTCATGTTGACAGGCACACCAATGATAAATTATGCACACGAAATAGCAGTCTTATTTAATATTTTGCGAGGATACATAACGGCTGTATCATGTACATCGACTGACATTACCGAAGCATCTATTCGTGAAGCATTTCCAGATATAGATACATTTGATAGAAAACTAAACGTTATTACGGTAACTCAGTGTCCATATGGTTTTACCAGAGATAAAACATCAAGTGTCGTGTATACTAATTCAACCGTGGATAATTTTGAGACTCGACTTGAAGCATATTTTACTGAAAAAGGAGGAAAAATGGTCAACACTGTAAAGCATACTGCATTACCAGATAATGCAGATGACTTTGATGCATGGTTTGTAAATAAATCAAATCTGAAAAATAAAGTAATGCTAATGTCTCGTATTACTGGATTATCATCCTATGTACCTGATATGGAACAGATTATGCCTAAATTATTACCAATAATCATTCATGAAGTCAGTCTGTCTGATTTTCAATATAGTCAGTATAAAACTGCTCGGCTTGAAGAGAAAAAGTCTGAAAAGAAAAAGTCCAAAGATGACGAAACACAAGGTTCATATCGTATTAAATCTCGATTATTATGTAATACAACATATCCACGTGAAGCTCGTATTCATCGTCCTAGTAATGAAAGTGCTGAAGTGGATGATACAATTGAAACTGGTATCACAGCCTTTTTCGAAGCAATTGATGGGTCAGATTATACAAAAAACATTGAAATGTATAGTCCAAAATATGAAAAAATTATAAAGGTTATCCAATCAAACCCAGGAAAACTTCAACTACTATATAGCCAATTTCTAAACATTGAAGGTATTCGGTTATTTGCCAGAGTACTAGAGTCAAAGAATTTTGTAGAATTTAATCTTATAGGTTCTGGAAGTAGTTGGGATCTTGATATTCCAGACAAGGACTTGGGTAAACCCATGTATATTATATATGGAGGCACTAAAATACAACCAGAAAAAAAGGAATTATTTCGAAATATTTTCAATAAGAATTGGACTTCAATACCAGACAATTTAGTCGAGAAAATTCGTGACAAATTAGATATATCTCTATTCATGATTACCTCGGCTGGTGCTGAAGGCATTTCACTTGAACGAGTTCAATATGTACATCTCATGGAACCCTATTGGAATCCTGTACGGATAGATCAAGTCATTGGACGTGCTCGACGTATATGCAGTCATATGTCTTTACCCGAGCGCGAACAATTTGTTCAGGTATATATTTATTTATCCATTTTACCACCCACTGAAATGGATGGACAACATTTGGATACTTTGTCAAACGGAAAAGCTGGTACAACAGATCAATATCTATTGGAACTTGCTGGTAAAAAACGAACCCTATCAGCTGATGTGCTTGGCTGTATTCGAGATTCAGCCATTGATTGTTCATTGTTTGACCAATTTACCTGTCTCTCACAACCAACTGATAATGATTATTCAATGTTGTATAGCCATGATATTGGTAATGATATGACTAGTGATAAAGATATTAGCATTAATGTTGTGCAGGATGTGAAAAAATATTATATCAAGAAAAATAAAGAACGGGCATTTGCTTATACTCAACGCGAAAAAGACGAAGATGGTTACATGCCAGTAAAAATGTTAGATGGAAGTAAAACTGGCTTTTATATAAAGGGTACATCTATTTATGATGGTCAAAAACACAAGGTACCATTAAATAAACTATATGAACTTATCTAAAATTGATTTTTTTAACTGATTATAGTATGGCATTTAAAAGTTCAATGATAAAAAGTTCAATAAGAACACCAACAAGTTCAATGAGTCCAACTATTTTTATACCAGGATATAGAAATAATATAGATCAAATAACACCACCTAATGCAAAAATAGACCTTGAACAAGCAGTAAATGGAAAACATCCTTCTCTAAATCCAACAGCAACTTTTATAAATTTACAAAGCCCTAATGATTGGGATGTGAGTCATGTAACTGATATGAAATTAATGTTTCAGAATTCATCATTTAATAAACCCATAAATAATTGGGATGTGAGCAACGCAACTTCCATGAGAGGCATGTTTAGAGATTCCATTTATAATCACTCACTTGATGAATGGAATGATAAATTAGGAAATGTGAATGATATGAGCTTTATGTTTTATAATTCAAAATTTAATCATTCTATAAATAATTGGGATGTGAGTAATGTTCGAGATATGGCATATATGTTTAAACAATCTATATATGACTTGCCACTTGATGGATGGAGTAATAAACTAGGATTTGTACTCAAAATGAATAACATGTTTGAGGAATCAATATTTAATCAGACTATAAATGATTGGGACGTGAGTAATGTTCGAGATATGAGTTATATGTTTCAAAACTCTATATATAATAAGCCGCTTGATGGATGGAGTAATAAAGTAAGAAATGTTCGAGATATGACAAGCATGTTTGAAGCGTCGGAATTTAATCACCCCATAAATAATTGGATTTTAAGTCAACATGGAAGAAGCATTTCTAATATGTTTAAAAACTCGCAATATAGTCATTCATTACCTGGAGACTATCAAGTTCATATACGAACTGTTGTTGAACAATTAAGCGCTAAAACTTATGATCCAGAAATGATTGTTACGGACTTTATAGCCCTTGAAGATGGTACAATAGGTCATTTTTTAGGTAATGAAAAAATGTTCATCATATTAAGTGTTAATGGTAAAAGTGGCATGGCATTTAACATTGACTATTTTAAAAAAATGTACAGAAAAGATTATGTAGAATGTAGCTTGGAAGAACCAGTTGAACTACAGGATGGTCGAGAATTTACGCGTATGCTTGGACCAGGTGGGTCAGAAATATTTATATACAAACCCGTTTGGTTTCATGGTTTACCTCCAGCAAATAGAGTTTTTCAAATGGTAAAAGATGAAGTTCCACTAACAAGAATAATGACTAAATTACCGCCGTCACAGACAGATCCTTCCGATGAAAAATGTCTAAAAGATACCCCAAAGGATTTATTTACATTGGTTACATTAATTACTGAAGATAGAGGTGCTGAAGATAGAGGTGCTGAAGATAGAGGTGCTAGAGGTGGTCGAGTAAAAAGTCGTAGGAAGAGAACCAATAAAAAATCTAAAAAGAAATTAAATCAAAAAAGTCGAAAAATAAAAAGATGAAATTTATCATCGTGTTATGCAACAAAACATATTAATGGATATATTATATGATTTTGAATAATTTAAAATTGAAACTATTTTTTATTTACTAATTGTTATAAAAATGGAGTGCATGAAATTACAACACTGGATTGATATTAATGCACTTTATGGAAAAGGATTAAGTTTAAATACAAATGCGATTCAATTGTTAAGTGAAAATCCAGATAAAATTGATTGGGATTATTTAAGTACAAATCCAAATGCAATTCAATTATTGAGAGAAAATCAAGATAAAATTGATTGGAAATGTTTAAGTTCAAATCCAAACGCAATTCAATTGTTGAGAGAAAATCCAGATAAAATTAATTGGGAAGAGCTAAGTTCAAATCTAAACGCAATTCAATTGTTGAGAGAAAATCAAGATAGAATTCATTGGACTGAATTAAGTGGAAATCCAAATGCAATTCAATTGTTGAGAGAAAATCAAGATAAAATTGATTGGTGTTGGTTAAGTGGAAATCCAAATGCAATTCAATTGTTGCGAGAAAATCAGGATAAAATCAATTGGGGTCGGTTAAGTATTAATTCAAATGCTATTCAATTATTGATAGAAAATCAGGAT